CCTTGCGGTGCTCGAAGCGAAGAACGGCATTCCCTCCAACGCCGCCGACTCCAGCGCAGACTTTTTCCTCGACCCGTCGAAAACCGACATCGCCAACGTCAATTCGAACTGCAAGGTCGCCGAAGGGGTGCGCTTCGCCGATGACGGCGCGGCCAGCGCGGCTTTGCAGATCTTCAATCCGCTCAATCCGCTCGCAGCCATCGCCGGCGGCGTCCTGTTTCCCGCCTATGATCCTGCGCTGCGTTTTACGACCGGCGCGCAGTCCGGCGCGACACAGATTTCCGCCTATACCTATCAGACCCAGAGCATTGTCCAGAAGATGATGAGCCGGCAACGCATCCGCTACGGCCAGGAGTTCACCGTCTGCACCAATTCGGCGTTCTGGCTGTCAGGCATCTATGATCCTGTCACCCAGACCTTCACCCGCAACGGCGAGTCATTTTCTCTTTCCCCCGGCTTCGCCCAGCTTGCCGCTATCCCGCATCAGTTCATCCGGCTGAGACAATTCTGGACCGACACCTATCAGGAGCCCTATTGGGACGTCGTCACAACGACCAGCTCGATTTCCGGAGCCTCCGTCTACGAGACTTTCCCCGTGGGGCAGGATTACTGGCTCGCCGCCATCGGGTTGCTGTTCACTTCGCTTGACGCCACCGGATCCGTAACCGTGGCGATCTGCGAATGCGAGCCGACAGGCGAAGGCAATCTTTCCAAAACAATCGCCCAGATCACGCTGGCGCGTTCCTCGCTCGCCGCCACGCCGGCGAAAACGATGTTCACATTTCCGAAGCCTGTCTACATGCAGGCCGGCAAACGCTATGCGGTCGCCGTCATTACGCCGGGCAACCATTTTATTGCGACCTCTTCCGGTCCGTCCTTTCCGCAGGGCATGTTCTTCGGCGTCACCGGCGGCTACGGGATCGCGGATCCGACCAAACATATCGTCGCCGATTTCTATGCCTGCAAATTCCGCCAGACCGTCACGGCGATTGATCTCGCGAGCCTGCAACTCTCGGGCGGCATAACCTCCATCGACATTCTGGCGGCGGCAATCGCGCCATCCTCGACGGCGCTCACCTGGCAGGTGCAGCTCTCCGGCGTCTGGACGTCGCTCAACGACGTCAATGTCGCCAATCTCAACGCCGGCGGCGCGCTGCCGCCCCTCCTGCCGTTTCGCGCCGTCTTCGCGGGCACGCAGGATGTGATGCCCTGCGTCGATCTTCTCACCTCGCAGGTGAAAGTCGCACGCCCCAAAACAAGCTACACTGCGATTTGGCCTGCGATCGCGCGCACGCCGCCCGCGGCCTCCGCCAGCATTCGCGCCACCATCCGCTTTGAAAGTTTCGAGGCCGCCTGGCACACGACAGCGGCGAAACTGCTCACGGGCGGAAGCTACGTCACCGAAACGAACCCGTCCTCCTACACGGATGTGACAACTGCCGACGGCGCGCTGGAGCGCACCTATGTCTGGAACCTTGGCTCCGCCGTCAGTTCCTACAAGATCAAAACGACCGGGACCACGACGACGCCGCTTAAAACCTTCCATCAGGCGTGGATCAAGGATTGGGTCCTCTAACAGGAGCGCAGCATGCCGAGAGTGACAAAACCGATTGAGCCCGCGTATTTCGAGGTGACGATCGACCGCGTGATCGAGATCAGGGGCCATTTTTATCGCCCCGGCCGCCATGTCGTCGACAGCGCCACGCTGGCTGAGCTGGGCGAGGCTGTCGTCCATAAACGCCCCGTCGAGGGTTAGCGCCCGATGGCCACGCTCCCGCCCGACATTGATTTCAGGCTGGACAAATCCGCCTCGCCCGAGCGCATGAACCGCGCCATGGCGGCGATCGACGGCAGGCTCAAGTCGCTTGAGACCTATCGGCCGAACTTCGACGCATTACTGCTGGAGTTGCAGCAGGTCGGCCTGAGCCGGATCAGTGACGCCATCGTTCCGATTGTCGAGGGTCTGGCGGCTATTCAGGCGCTGGGGTTTCTCAACGCGCCCATCGCCGACGGAACGACGGCGCGCTTCCAGTTGGGAACTGTATCGGTCATGATTGCGGAGGACCGCAGAGGATTCTTTACACCCTCGCCATGGCTGATGATGCTGAGCGCCGCGAACCCGAACGACTACGTTCTGGGTCGGCGCGTATCCTATAACCAGACGACCGGCGTGCTGGAGCTGAACGTCACCAATCTCTGGGGGACGACAGCCGTTTTCTCCGACGTCACCGTCTGGGGAGTGGCCGGCGCGGCGCTGTCCACGATCGAGAGCGCTGCGACTGCTGCTGCCGATCGCGCCGCCTCACAAATAGCCGCAGCTGGCGCGGCATCCTCCGCCACGGTCGCAACCAACGCGGCGGCGGCGGCGACGACACAGGCCGGCAACGCCCAGGGCTCGGCGACAGCTGCAGCTGCGCATGCCGCATCAGCCGCAGTCATCGCCGCCAATCTCAGCGGCACGGTGACCAGCGTCAATGGCAAAACCGCCATCGTTGTGCTCAGCGCGAGCGATGTCGGCGCCTATTCGAAAACCCAGATCGACGCGATCCTGGATCCCGGCGTGTTCTGATGGGGACGCTGAATGACCGATCCCACGCCCATTCGTCTTGTCGTCGGCGACGACTGGATTTTTCCTTTCGCCTATCGTGAAGCCGCTGGCGCGGCGATCGATCTGACCGGGTTTGGCGTCGGGGCTGACATTATTCATCCGGGCGCGAAGATCGCAGCGATCACGCCGGACGGCGACGCCCGGCTTCTCGATCAGAGCGTCGACGAAACGCGCGGCAAATTTATCATCAGCTTCGACAGAAGCGCCACAATCCGCTGCCCGACAAAAAAAATCGGCACGCATCTCCGCGCCTTTCTCATCACGCCCGACGGCGACATCCGCAGTTTTCCCGCGTGGCCGCTTGATGTCGAGGCGCGATGACGACGCAACTTCTCCTCGATCAGGAGATCACCCGGCTTTTCTTCGAGGGCTGTCTGGACGCGCCAATAGCGCTCGAGGTCGTGAATATGACGCCGACGCTGGTTTCTCTGGCGGCACAAGGTCCCGCCGGGCCCGTTGGTCCGCGGGGTGAACAAGGACAGCAGGGCCCGCAAGGGCCGCAAGGAACCTCCGGTCTCGAGGCCGGCTACATCGTCGATGGAGGCAACTTCTAGATGGCCAATACGATCCGCCTGAAACGCCGCGCCGCAGGCGGGGCTATTGGCGCCCCCGCATCTCTCGCTTCCGCAGAGCCCGCCTATAACGAACAGGACGATACGCTCTACTACGGAAAAGGCGACAGCGGCGGAAACGCCACCTCGATCATTCCGATCGGCGGCAAGGGCGCCTTCGTCGATTTGTCCTCGGTTCAGACAATCACCGGGGCCAAGACCTTTGGCGCCTCGCCGGTCGTGCCGACGCCCGCCACAGGCGACAACTCGACGAACGCCGCCTCGACCGCATTTGTGAAGGCGCAGGGCTACATCACCGGCAATCAGTCTGTTACACTATCAGGCGATGTTACGGGCAGCGGCGCGACCTCGATCGCCGTGACGCTCGCCAATAGCGGCGTCACCGCCGGCACATATACAAAGCTCTCCGTCGACGCGAAGGGGCGCGCCACGAGCGGCGCGACGCTGGCGGCTGCAGATATTCCAACACTGCCGGCGGCGAAGATCAGCGACTTTGATACGCAGGTCAGGACTTCGCGTCTTGACCAGATGTCGGCGCCGACGGTCGACGTTTCCTTCAACAGCCGAAAAATCACAAGTCTCGCAGATCCCGTCGCCGCGCAGGACGCCGCGACGAAAAACTATGTCGACTCCGTCGCGCAGGGTCTGGATATCAAAGCTTCCGTCGTCGCCGCCACAACGGCGAATATTACGCTAAGCGGCGCGCAGACGATCGACGGCGTCTCCGTCGTCGCGGGCGACCGCGTTCTGGTCAAGAACCAGTCGACCGCGTCACAGAATGGCATCTATGTCGCTGCCGCCGGCGCATGGACGCGCGCCGTCGACATGGACGCATGGAGCGAGCTGCCGGGCGCTTTCACTTTTATCGAGGGCGGAACGACGCTCGCCGACACCGGCTGGGTCTGCACGGCGGCTGCCGGTGGCACGCTTGGCACGACGGCGATTGGATTCGCGCAATTTTCCAGCACCGGCTCATATCAGGCCGGCAACGGGCTGAGCCTGTCCGGCTCGGCTTTCGCCGTTTTGCCTGACGGCGGGTCGCTCTCGGTTTCCGCAAGCGGTCTGCGTATCAACGCCAGCTGGGCCGGTCAGAACACGATCACGACACTCGGAACGATCACGACGGGCGTCTGGAACGGGGCCGCTGTGGGCGTCGCCTATGGCGGCACGGGCGCAACAACCCTGATCGGCGTGCTCAAGGGCAACGGGACGTCGGCCGTCACGGCGGCGGTCGCCGGGACCGATTATCTCGCGCCCTCCAGTGTTATTGATGGCGGGACCTTCTGATGCCCAATGTTGTGAAAATCCTGCGTTCGACAACTGCAGGCGCATCGCCCGCAATGCTCGTCTCCGGTCAGATCGCCATTAATGAAGCGGACGGCAAGCTCTTTTGGCTCGACGCCAACGGGGTCACAATCCGCTCAATAACGCTGAAAGATCTGGATACGGTCGTCTCCACCAAACTCGCGGCGGCGAATAATCTTTCCGATCTCGCCAATACTGCAACAGCGCGCGGCAATCTCGGCCTCGGATCGGCGGCTTTACTGACGGCAGGCGTCTCGGCCAACAATGTTGTGCAACTCGACGGCAGCGCAAGACTTCCCGCAGTCAACGGTTCACAGCTTACAAATGTGTCAGCGTTCAACGCCAGTAATCTTGCAGGCATAGCCGGATCTTCCTACGCGCTGAAAAGCGACGTTCCCTTGCTTCTGGCGGCGATTACGGGAAGCGGCGTCGGCGCTTTGGCGAAAGCTGATTGTTTTTCTGCAGACTATAAATTCTACGATGTCGTCCTCGAAAACATCAGAGGATCAGTCAATGGCGCTGGTCTTTATATGCAGTTCTATATCGGGGCCTATCAGGCGTCGGGATATTCCTCATACACCGCTATCTGGAATCCAGGCGGCGCTGCCGGTTATTATTACACGACCTTTATCGACCTCACAGGTGGCGGACGACTGGTCAACAACGCCACATGGGGCGGTGTTTGCGGCGTCCTCTCATTCATCAATCCTGTGCAGTCGGCTTACGCGCCAAATATGATTGGACGCACCTCCTTCGCGGATGCGACCTATGGCCCTTACGCCGCATGGACGCATATCTCCGCGATGCGCACGTCGATCGGCCCCGTCACAGGTTTTCAGATCTATCCATCATCCGGAACCATCACCGGGACCGTCAAGGTCTATGGAAGGGCGTAATGTATCGAAAAAGACCGGAAACTTCAGCTGTCGTCAGACTATCGGATAACGCCATCATAGGCCCCGAAAACGAAAACCACTGGCGCATGTATCAGGCGTGGCTTGCAACCGGGAATACGGAGGAGCCGGCTGAGAAAGTCGAACGCTCCGTCCCTGCGTGCGTCCCGCTCTGGGCCGTGCGCGTCATTCTGGCCGAGCGCGGGCTGCTTGAAGAAGCAAATGCCGCCATAGCGGCGTCGGACAATATTTCGCTACGAACGATCTGGGAATACGGCAACACGATCGATCGCAGCTCGCCTGCGTTACTGGCGCTTGCAGAGACGCTTGGCGTCACCGGTGAAATCGACGCTCTCTTTATCGCCGCGGACGAAGTCAGGATCTAGACCGGATCAGACTTTTCAGGCCCAATTTCGCCTGAGCCGATAACTTCATGCCTGCGCTGTCGTAGCCCGGATCATCGGGCGGCGACGCGCCGGGCGCATTGTCGTCTGCACACAGCCGAAAAACCGATCTCTTGAAAGGAGTTGGCTCATGGCCTTCGCCGTGAAAACGCATGTGCTTTTTCAGGACGATAAACCTGTCGCGCAAAGAAAAACACCCAACATGGGCGGCGCGCTCGTCCGGCCGTCGCTGCTGGTGATGCATTTTACCGCCTCGCAGCGCGCGGCGGGCGCTATCAGCTGGCTCTGCAACCCTGCGGCCAAAGCGTCCGCGCAGATCGTGATCGATGTCGACGGGACGGTGACCCAGCTCATGCCGCTCAATCGGATCGCGTGGCATGCGGGATTGAGCAAATGGAAGGGCAAGAGCGGCTGCAACAGCTTTTCCATCGGCATCGAACTGGCGAACCCGGGTCTGTTACGGCGGCTCGGCAACGACAAATTTACAGACGCCTACGGTCATTCCGTGCCGGCGGCGCAGGTGGCGACAGTCAATGGTCGTCACTGGGCGCTCTATCCGAAAGCCCAGCAGGACGCCGCTGTCGGCGTCGCCCAGGCAATCATCGCCGCCTATCCAACCATCCGTGAAATCGTTGGCCACAGCGATATCGCCCCGGGTCGCAAGATTGATCCGGGTGACGCATGGCCGATGGAGAGTTTCCGCTCGAAAGTTTTCGGAAGGAAGTGAAACACAAACCACACAATGGAGGTCAGCACATGAATATTTCTCCGGATCAGCTGGGCGGTCTCGCGCGCGCGGTGCTCGCGACGCTCGCCGGCGTCGCCGTCGGCAAGGGCTGGATCGCCTCGGGCGACGCCGAATGGATCGTCAGCGGCGCTGTCGCCGGCCTCATCGGCGCATGGTCCTGGTGGACCAACCGACCGGAAAGGCTCGCGTCATGATCGCAACCATTCTGAACCTTCTCGGCGAGCTCGCAAGGCTTGCCGTTTCCCTCATCGGCCTTTTCGAGCGCCGGCGTCTGATCGACGGCGCGCGGGCGCGGGTCAATCTCGAAAATCTTCAGGGGCAGATCGATGCCTGTAAAATTGCGCTTGCCGCGCGCGAGGCTGTTCGCGCTGATGTTGCCCGTCATCCTGACCGGCTGCCAGTCGACGATCCCTTCCGCCGGGATTGAGACAGCTTCCTTCTGCGCGACGGCGCGCGCGATCTACTACTCGCGCCATGACACCAGACCAACCATCGCCCAGATCCGCGAACATAACGCCGTCGGCGTCGCTCTCAAATGCGGATGGATCCGAAAATGAACCAGCGCGATCCTTTCCTGTCCGATCTTTTGCACGCCATGGTCGAAACTGCGTCCGACAGGATCAACGCAGCCGTCGCGGCCAGCGCGATCCTGACGCCCCTCTGGCGCGAGAGGGTCCGCCTTCTGTCGGAGGACGCCGCCCTGTTCATGCCGATCCTCGGCGTCGCATGGCTGTGCGTGCAGATCATCGCCAAGCTTATCGAACTGCGCTGTCGCGTGAAAAACTAGCGCCGCCTGCGCCAGAGATTTTATGGCCCGCCGCTGTGCGGGCTTTTTTGTGAGGGAGCCAGCATGACGACGCCCGTCTACGGGATCATCTTCAATCGCGACAATACCGACCCGCGGCCGGCGCAGCCCTCGGATCTCTCCGTGATCGGGCTGGTCCTGCCGGGCGATGAGGCGGATGAGACCGTCTTCCCGCTCAATGAGCCGGTCGACTTCAACACCGGCGATCCGGCCTATCTCGCCAAACTCGGCTCCGGCGATCTCATGCGCGCCGTGATCGCCATCGACGATCAGCTCGCCGACCTCCAGACCAGCGCCCGGGTGGTGGCGGTGCGCGTTGCGCAGGGCGAGGATGATGCGGAAACGATTTCCAATATCATCGGCTCGCGCACCGCGACCACCGCCGCCGGCCACGTCGGGACCGGAATCTACGCGCTTCTGCGGAGCGGGTCGCAGCTCGGCGTCATTCCCCGGCTTCTCGGCTGTCCGGGCTATACATGGCAGACGACGACGATCAGTGGGGAGGTTCAGGCGAATCCGATCTGCGCGGCGCTCCCCTCGGTCTGTTCGGAACTGCTGGCGCACGCCATCGTCGGGGGCCCGGGCGCCGGCCCGACCGCCACGCAGGCGTGGTTTGAAACCCTCACCTCCGGCCGGTTGATCGCGGTAGAGGCGTGGCGGCGGGTGCGGGAAGGAACGGGGTCCCGGCTTGAAGACGGCGTCGCCGCCATTCTCGGGATCGGCGCCCGGGTGGATTTCCGGCACGGCGGCTACCCCTTCCATTCCTTCTCCGGGCAACAGGTTCAGGGGACGCTGGGCCTGAAGAATTACTATCCCTTCTCGCTCGTCGACGGCGCGACCGCCGGACAGGAAATGCTGGCGCTCCATGTCGGGGTCATCGCCCGCGGCGAGGCGGGCGTCGAAACCGCTATTTCCTCGAATGGCTTTGTCTTCGCCGGGGTCTGGAACGCCGATCCCGATCCGCTCTGGCACTTCTACAACAAGAGCCGCGGGCGCGACTGGGCGCATCTGGCGCTGCTCAAATCCATCCGCCTGCGGCTCGGCGTCGAAAACGTCACCCCGCATGGCGTGCAGGCGGTCCTGAACGACATGGTCGCGATCGGCCAGAACCTGATCAACAATCAATGCTCGGTCGGCTTCAAGGTCGGGTTCGAGGCGGACAAGAACAGCCCCGACGATCTGCGGCAGGGAAAGTTCCGGGTTTATTTCGCGACCGAGGAGCCGGCGCCGATCACGCAGGTGACGATCGACTCGCGGCCCAATTATGCGGCGCTCGTTGCGGAGCTGGGGACGCTCGTCGCCCAGGCCGCGACGCTTCCCGCGCAATATCTCCAGTAATCCAGAAAAGGACAGCCCCGCATGGCCGCATCTCTCATCGTCTGGGAGGCCGCGAATCTTTTCGCCGGCGACGACAGCCCGACCAATTCGAAACATCTCACCATCCAGAACATCCAGCTCTGGCAACCGAAGGAAAAGACGCAGGAGCATCATCCCGGCGGCGGCATCGGCGCCATAACCATCGGCGGCCTTGGTTTTGAGCCGCCGGAGGTCACTTTCAAACTCACAGGACCTGACGCCCAGACCAAGGCGCTGTTCGGCGTCGGTGCCAATGGTCAGCGTCCCTATACGATCTACGGCGCGCTGCGCGACAAAAACGGCGGGCGCATGATCGAGCGCAAGGTCATTGTGTTCGGCCGGATGATCGAGGTCGGCGAGAACGAGTTCCAGCGCGGACAGCTGATGGAGCAGGATCACCGTATCGCGGAGATCACCCATTACGAACTGTGGGAGGACAAGGCGGAGGTCTATTACTACGACTTCTTCGGCAGCGTCTGGCGAGTCAACGGCGTCAACCAGCTTGCGCAGATGAATTCAATTCTTCGCATCGCGTAAGAATTGCCACGGAGAAAAATCATGGAAGAAGCGCCGCAATTTCTATCCGATCGTCCACGTCTGAAAACAATTGATCTGCAATGGCCGGTCTCCTACCTCGGGCGCGAATACCGGTTTGTTACATTGAGGCGCCTGACGGCGCGCGATGTCGCAAGGTTTCAGGATGAGCTGGACGCATTGCTCAGGAACAATCCCGACGCCTCGCTGCGTTTTCCAATGTTCAGCGACGAAACCGGCGCGCCGGTTCCCGCGGAAGTGCTCGACGCGCTGGACGATGACGACAGATTTGAACTGGATCGGGCAGCCGCCGATTTTTTGCCCCGCCGGTTCCGTGGGATCGCGGAACCGTCTTCTGGCCCGGACGCTGGCGGGAATACCGGGCCTACATCAAACGGTTGATCGGCTGGTCTATGGTGGAACTGGACGCGCTCTACTGGGATGAGTTTCTGGCCGAGCTGATCGTGGCGCGGGATTTCGAGGGGCGGTAGCGCATGGCCAATCTGACCTCCTCGCTGACCGTCAAATTGATCGACGACGTATCGAAACCGGCGCGGACGGTCGCGCAGGCGCTGCGGGACGCGGAGAAAGCGGCGCGCGATGTCGCGAAGGGGATGGCCGGAACCGGGGCGACGGATCGGTTCGTCAAATCGCTTTCCGGCCTGAAGGCGACGCGCAAGGATATCGAGCAGGTCGCCGCCGCGTGGCGAGATTATTCGAAAAGCGCCGGGCTCGCCGCCAACTCGGGGCAGTGGACGAAAAAACAGGCGGCTGAGGTCAGGGCGTGGGAGCGCAGCACGCTGTCGGCGCTGCGCACCGTGAAACGCGAACAGGCGGCCTTCGCGCGATCGCTCGGCAAGGCGGTCGGCGGCGGCGTCTCGCCGATGATGCTCGCCATGTCGCAATCGTCTCTGGCGAACAGGCGCATGATCGCCGGCATGTCGTCGGCGGGCGGGCGGAAATCGGCGCCGGGCAAGATCGGCGCGGCGGAGACGGCGGCAGGGGCCGGCCTCTTCGGCGGCATGGGGCTCGGCCAGATCGCCGCCGGCTATTATGGCTACGAGGCGGCCAGAAAAATCGCCACGGGCGGGGTGGAGCGCCAGCACGCACGCGTCTCGGCGCTGAACGCCGG